GGAGAGTCATTAGGTAGTTCTGCTGAAACTGCTGGTTCTGTTTTAAGAGCATTTGGTTTAGATGCCGAACAAACAGGTAATGTTGTTGATGTTATGGGTGCTTCTTTTACTAGTTCTGCACTTAACCTAGAGAGGTTTACACAATCAATGAAGTTTGTTGCTCCTATTGCAAGAGCAGCAGGTTTTACATTTGAAGAGACATCTGCACAACTTGCTATCTTAGCTAACAATGGTTTGTCAGGTTCTTTGGCAGGTAACGCACTAAAAAACATATTTTTAAGACTAGGAGATTCTAACTCTAAGCTAAACAAATCTTTAGGTAGAACTGTACAAGGTTTACCTGATATGATAAACGCTTTAAGAGAAATGAAAGACGAGTCTTTTGGTTTAACAGAAGCAACAGAATTACTAGACAAAAGGTCTGCACCAGCTTTCCTAACATTAATTAATAATATTGACGGACTAGAAGAGCAATTAGATATTTTAAATAATGCAGAGGGTGCTGTTTCAAGAATGGCAGCGATTAGACTTGACACTTTAGAAGGAGACTTTACATTATTAAAATCAGCTAGTGAAGGATTAGGTGTAGCTATAGGAGAGGTCTTTAGTGGTAGTTTAAGAAACGCAGTAGATTCTTTGACACAGTTTTTACAAAACTTATCAAAAAACGATGCTGCTTTAAAAACAATAAGGTTTGTTGTAGATACGCTAGTAAACTCTATAGCACTATATTCATCAGGTCTTTTAATTGCTAAAGCTAGAACGCTTATAATGGCAAAGTCAAGTGGTAAGTGGGGTCAGGCTTTAATATCACTTAGAGGTAGTTTAGCTGCTGCAAGAAATGGCACACTAACTCTTTCTATGTCTATGCACACTCTAAAAGCAGCCATAGCTTCTACAGGTATAGGAGCTTTAGTTATTGCTGCTGGTGCTTTGTACACCATGTTTACACAAGTTAGTGAAGCTACACAAGAAGTTGTTAGAAACCAAGAAAGACTAAACAGGTCTTTTGGTGAGGACATAGAAAAAGCACAGTTACTTAACGAGAACAGTCAAGAAAGGCTAGACTTGTTAAGAAAAATGAAGCAAGAATATCCAGACCTTATTGGTGATATAGACTTAGAAGTTGCAAGTAACGAGCAGCTTTTAAAAATCATGACCTTAGTTAATGGCACTAGAGCTGAAAGACTAGCTATAGCTGCTGCACAAAAGGAAATAGATGAATTATCTGAAGAAACTGCTGAAAAAGATTTAGACCTTAGAAAAGAAAAGTTAGAGCTATTAAAGAAGATAGATGAAAAAGAGCTAAAGTCTACAGACACTTTATTCAAAAGGTACACTTTACAAATAGAAAGGATTGATAGAGCAATACAAAAAAATAAAGAGTTATTTGAACAACAAGAAAAACTACTTAATGATTCTGTAGAGTTCGAGAAAAATCTTTTAAAAGAGAGTCAGGAAGAAAGTGAGGTTTTTAGAGAATTAGCACTTAGAGATGAAAAATCTTATAGGTTTAGTTTAAGAGAAGGCTATTTAGAAGATTTAGAGGAATTTAGAAAACAAAAGAGGGGTAAACAGCTAGAGCTTATAAAAGAAAAAGACGCAGAAATAAAAGCTGTAGACCAAATAGTTGATTACAGAAGATTGTTGTCAATATCTGATAAAGGAACAACAGAGCAAAAAGCAAAAGTAGCAGAAGCAATAACTGAATTAGAAGGGAAAATGGGTGATGCTTTAATAGCAAGAGCAGAAGACTCTTCTGTTTCAACTGCAAAGCTGGGTATAAATCTACAAGAGCTTAAAAAGTATGTAACACAACTTAACGCTGCACTAAAAGCAGAAGGATTGAAGGGAAAAGGAACAATATTTGATGCTGGTAATTTAAGAAAAACTAAAGACAGGTTTAAAGACCTAATAAAGTTAAGAGCTGAAAATGTAGTTAGTCTTGATGAAAATGAAATAGCAAAAGTAAAAGCAGCAGAAGAGTTGCAACTTAAAAAACTTAAAGCAGAAAAAGATGGTATACTTGCAAACTTAAAAGATGTAACTGATGCACAAAAGATTTTAGCTACAGGAGATGAAAAATCTATTGCAGAATTTATCAAGAAAAACAGAAACAAGTTTGATTCTCTAAAGAATTTAAGTAATGAAGAGTATCAAAAATTAATTAATATTGATAAAAGCTATTATGACGAAAGGGGTGATGCCTTACAATCAATGTTAGATGAAGAAGGAGAAAAGTTTGCAAACAATACTTCTTTATCGGAAGAGGTAAAAAAAGAGACAACCAAAAAAGTACGACAACTTGAAGTTGAAGATAAGATAGCACTAGCAGAAAATGAAAGAGAAAAAAGTGCTATTGTATTTGAACAACAAGAAAAAACTCTTGATGGGTTCTTTAAAAATTCAGCAAACAGAATTACAGCAATAGATGATGAATTAGCTAAAGAAATAAAGTTAAATGATGATGCATTTAAAGCAGGTTCAATAAACAAAACTGAGCAAGAAAAAGCTGATATGGATGCAACTAAAGAAGCAGAAGCAGAACAGGATAGAATTAGAGCTGAAAGAGTAGCTAAAGTAGCAGAGATGTATGGTAAGCTATCTTCACTTGCTTTAGACTTTTTTAACAACAGAGCAGAACTACAAAAACAAAAGTTACAAGAAGAGTTTGACAGGGAATCTGAACAAAGAGCTTTAGAGTTTGAAAGAGATGTAGAGTTAGCTGAAGCTAGAGGTCAAGACACAGAGGCTATGAAAAGAGCTTTTGACAATAGAGAGATTGAGCTAGAAAATATTAAAGAGGATAAGCTAATGGCTATAAAAAGAAAGCAGTTTCAAGCCGATAAAATAAATAGTATTATTCAGGCAACACTAGATGGCTATGCTGCTGTTGTTGCTGTTGCTAGTGAAACTGGTTTAGCTGCTATTGCTGCTGCTCCTATTATGTCTGCTTTCGTTGGTGCACAAATTGCTGGTATAGCTTCACAAAAGTTCGTTGGAGAACAAGGTGGTATAGTTCCTGGTGGTTTAGAGAAGTTTGGTGCAGGTGGCATGGTTAATGGTGCTCGACACGCACAAGGTGGTGTTAAATTTGCTGTAGGAGGTACTGTTGCAGAGCTAGAAGGTGGAGAGGCTGTAATCAACAGAAGGTCTACAGCTATGTTTAAACCTGTTTTAAGTGCAATGAATGTTGCTGGTGGTGGTAAAAAGTTTGAGCAAGGTGGTTTGACAGCATCTACAATAGCTGCCACAAGAGATATTCAGGGCATGATAACTCAAAGGGAAATGACACAAGCTCTAGCTAATGCTATCAACACACAAAAGGTAATTGTAAGTGAAGCAGATATAACTGATTCACAATTTAATGTTGAAGTTCAAGAAAGTTTAAGTACAATTTTTTAATAATATTATTTTATATTTGTTTTATGTTTAAAGATTTAAGAAAATTATTTTGGCAGCTTATCATTGGCAAAGGTGTTAAGTTTGCAACACAAAAAAAGTTTGAAAAAAGATTATCTATTTGCAGAAGCAACAAGTGTGGTGTATATCAAAAACCACTTGGGATAGAGTCTTTAGAAAGATGTGGCGATTGTGGATGTTTGCTACAGACTAAAAATAGAATTGACGAAGATTTTATTAAATGTCCACAAAACTATTGGAAATAAATGCCAAACCGAAAAGAGATTGTAGAGGAGTTTCTTGACATTGTTAGACAAGAGTCTATATTAAGATGGGGAGAAGATTTTACAGTTAAAGATTTAGTATATCATTTAATAGAAAATGGTATAATTTCCCCTAAGTCTTTAAGAAACTATATGATGTTTAGAGATTACGATAAATTTATCGTAGATAATGAAGGTCATGTAGGTCATACCTTTATGGATATATCTGTAAGGCACGACTTAACTGAAAAGCAATGTCGTAACATTATTTACAAACAAAGATATAAAACCGAAAAGGATTATAATATTAAGAAAGAAGAAGGTTAGTTAGTTTGTAAAACTCTATACAACCTTCATTACTCCAAATTTTTCTAGCATACACTGTATGTATGTGTGAGTCTTCCTCTAATAAGGCATCCATAAGACCTTTTAAGAGATTATCTATGTCTGGTCGCTGTTGGTGGTCAGAGAAAACCATTTGTGCTTTCTTAGCGTTGCTCCAAGACTTAGGCATTGGGATGTGAAACACGCAATATATTTCGTTACCTAACTTAAAGTTATTATCCCATGCCCAATCTTTTATATGGTCTTTATACTCCCAATACTTTAATACTATTGGTCTTTTTTTCCAAGAGTCAGCTCTAGTCATTCTAGGCTTTGCCATTCCTGTATAAGGGTACTTAATCATTTTTAGTAACCTCTTCTACTATTTTATCTAAGTCTTGTATAGGTTGCGTTAATATTTCAAGATTGTATGTGCCATCATAAACGATTCCAACTACTCTTACGTTGCTTTCTGATTCTATTTCATCTATAGTGTCTTTTAAATCATTTCTTACATATAGCTGACCATTAGCGTTACCTACAACATTTAAGTCTACCATAACCCTATACTCACCATCATTTATAATTTCATTTGCCATTTTCTAAATCTTTATTAATTTTTAAAATATAATTATACTTCTCTAAACACTTTCCATGTACAAGTTTACCATCACTAGCTTTTCTATGACTACAGGCACAACCTTTTAAAGGCTTTTCACACTGTGGACATTCCTTTGTGTTACTCTCCTTTTTCATTTTTGTACTTATCTTTTATTTTATCTAGTATATGTTTCATCCTAGATTCTACCTCGCCATCTATATCTTTACGATAAGTTCCCCAATCTCCAGGAAATACATTTAAGCCTTTACGCTTTTGTTTTAATTCTTTATTAGCCTGTCTTCTTCTTTCCTTGTAGTCCTCAAAAGATTCATTATCGTTTCTTTTCATATTCTTCTATATTTTTTTTTAAATTGTTTAATTTTACACCAAGCAATTTAAGTATAAATCTAATCATTTTTTATTAATTGTTTGTTTTTTTAAAAATTCCATTGTTCTGATATAGCTTTAGCCATACCTTCAAATGTTTTACTTCTTAAAGTTCTACGTTGTTCTGGTGTCTTTGCATTTTTAAGTGCATCCATATACCATTTAGGTTGGCGTTTTTTTACACCCTTTTTACTTATAAATTCAAAAAATTCTCCTTTACTAACTATATTAGTTGCAGTAAGTAGTGGTAAGTTTTTCAGCCAAAAACAAGTAGATTTAGATGCTTTGTCGCCAAACCAATACGGATGAACTATTTGGTCTGGTTTTCTAATTTTAGAACTTATAACACTTATAGGGTTTTCTATAGCTATTTTATCAATAGGAGCATCCATTAATTTTTTTACAAAATCTAATGCTTTATTTTGATTTAATAATCTTTCTTGATTTATGCTTCCATCTTTATTGTACATCCATCTTGCACCACTAACAGCTAAGTAAGTACAAGGAGGGTGTGCAATCATCATATCGTATTTACCACTATATGCTTCTTCTATTGCATCTCCTTTAATATGCCATTCGGACTTACCCCCACTACAATCTAACAAATCACATGAATATGCTTCCTTTCCTAGTTCTCTATATTTTTTAGTTATTGTTTGTGATTCTTCACAAGCTATTAATATCTTCATTAGTTATTTGTTTCTAATATTGACTCTATTTCTAAATCACAAATTTCGTCAAGTTCCATTCCATCTTCATCCATAAGGATGTCTTCATACATTCCCATTGCATACCATTCATAAACTATGCTTAAAACTTCTAATTTAGACAAATTATATTTTTTTATTATTTCGTACAACATTATCTTGTGGTTTTGTGGTTATCATCATTATTTAGTGTCTCATAAATCTTTGGCTCTATCTCTTTTATTTTGCGATATATAGCTCTCACATCTTTCATTACCTCTTGTCTTTTTGTTTTAGAAACATCTGTTCCTGTTACAGAGACAACTAATGAGTGTGCCTTTTCTAGTAAATTACTTGTTCTCTTTTTCATTTTCTATTTCTTTTTGTAAATTAGCTAAAGCTCTCCATGCTACTTTTGCAGAATGTCTAACACCATCTGTGTCTATTGTTCCTGCATCTAGTAAGTGTCTTGACAAGGCATCTAACTCATCACCACTTTTACTTCTATCCCAATGCAAAGGTTTGTCAGGGTTGTGTTGTTCTTGACCTACAAAGCTGCATCTAGCAACCTCTAGTATTGCATCTGGGAAGTATTTTAATACACCAGTATAAACTGGCTTTTCTTTTCTGTCTTTAGAAGCTAATCCTAGCTCCTCTTTTGACATTTTCATTTTTGGGTTTATCATATCATGTATAATTTTTAGTTTATCGTTAGTTGATGTAGGTGTCCATCCGTTCCTACCTTCTTCGTAATAATATTTGTTATGTTTAGTAGTTTGTGAATCCATATTGACCTTCTATAATGTAATCTTTAATTTTAATATCAACTTCATTCTCTTTCTTGCCAATTTGATTTAAAACTTTTGGCTTTATATGTTCTAGTATTTCATCTTTATTTTCTGACAAAGCAAAGGTATCAATATAACCAGTTTTAATTTTAGCTTTTATATAACTGCTAGTTTTTGAATTTCTATACTCGAACTTTACTAATACTCTGTATATTGGTTTAGGCATAAATTATCTATCTGGATATTTATCTTGAAACTGTTTTAAAAAATTAAAATATTCAGTTCTAAAATAGTTAAGCTCTCTTTCAAGCATTTGTATTTCTTCTCTAGTTTTATATAAAACTATGGCAGCACCTATAAATAAACCTGCACACATTGATGTCGCTATTGCTATTAGTGGAATATAAATCATATACAATGTAACAAAAAGTTTTTCATAAAAACAAATTATAAAAGCGATTGTTGCTCTAACTTTAAATATGAATTATTATTTTCATGTTCACCAATTTCAATATACCTGCCATTCTGTATGTTATATTTAAACTCTGCTTCTCCTAATTCACCTATGTGTCTAAACTTAACTTTTTGTACAAAAACTTTTGTTGTACTGTTTTCAAAATCTCTATATATTGATAGACCATTATCTACTTGATTGTAAAAATTAGCACTACCTGCAATGTCATATAAAGTAGGAACTTCATACAGCTTGTTATCTTGTTTAGCCATTTTTCGTGGATGTGCTACAAGAAATATATGTATGTCATATTTTTGTTTAAATATTGTCAGCTTAGTAAGAAACTTATTAATGAAATTAGTTTCGCTATCAGAACCTAAATTAGCATCTATTTTATTATATGGGTCTATAACTAGGGCGTTTATACCATATCGCCTAATTAATCCTTTAGCTGCGTTTAAAATAGCATCTATGGTGTAAACATCGCTATCTGGTCTAATCCAATAAAAGTGTTTTGATATAAAATCTTTTGCTGTACTAAGCTCATGTTTACTCATTCTATTAAATTTAGTTTCTTTACGAAATGACTTACCAATAAGTTTTTCAGCTAAAACAGAAAAGTGTAACTGCATAGGATAGTGTTCAGGACTAAAGACACCAAACTTCCAATCATGTTGTGTTGCTAATTTCATACATAAGTGTTCTAAAAAATTACTTTTACCATGTGTAGGTATACCTGTAACAACAGTTAATTGTGAAGAAGAAAAACTAAATAGCTTATCAAACTTACTGTGTCCAATTAATTTACCTCTTTGTAATCCTGTCTCATATAATGAGTCTATATCTATGTCAAATTCTTTAACACTTAAAACACCCTCTAGTGGATATGGTTGTGATTTATTTATACATTCTTTAACAACATCAATGTTGTTTTTAACTAATACATCATTAATGTCTTTACAGTCTTGTGGATAGCTTACTCTATAACAAATGTCTCTGCCTAATCGTCTTGACAACTCTTCTTGTAGTTTTAATCCTGGCTCATCATTATCTACTGCTATGTATATTTTTTCAATGTTTTCTGGAAAATCTTTTAAGTAATCCATTTTTAAATTACTAGCACCATTAGGAACAGACACGCAGTTTTTGTATCCTGCTTCATATAATGCTAATTTATCCATTTCACCTTCAACTATTATAGCTTCTTTTTTACCTATTAAATCATCTAAGCCATACATAATTCTTTCAGCATCTTTTACTAGCTTAAAGTTTTTAGCACCATCTCTATATTTAATGTTTACTAAAGAGCTATCTCTATAGTATTTAAACTGTATAGTCGTAACTTCTTTATTTACTTGTGGCATATACTCTAAACCTTCAGCAACTCTATTGCTAACAAGTGTTTGCTTACTAATGCCTCTACTTGTAAACCAGCCTAAAAATTTATCAGAATAATTATAAGAATCATTAGTTTTAGTAGGCACTTTATATACTATCTCTTTCATAAAATTATTTTTAACTTTTAAACTTCCATGCCAACCACAATTATGACAATTCCATATACCTTCGTCTATATTAACAGACAAGCAGGGGTCTGACTTCTTTTTTCTATCTTGTGAACATTTAGGACATTTTGTTTTAATCTGTCCGTTTGTCTTTTTTACTACTATGCCATTATCTAAAAAACTCATTAAAACACCATATTTGTAAAGCCATTACCAGTAAAGCCTTGATTACTATTGTCATTTATTTCATCATCCCAACATCCTTGATTTAACCAAGTGCTAGGGTGTTTTTTGTATTTTATATCTGTTATAGATTGTGAATATTTTTTTGCTGATACAACACATTTTTGACATACATCTATACTTAATTTTAAAAACTTATCGTAACATAGTTTTCTGCTTTTCTTATAATTATATGCCTCCCAAAATTGCTCAAACAATTCTTTCTTATCATTTATATTATTATCTATTATAGTATTATGCTTAACATTTTTGTTAAGGGGGGTATTAACATTTTTGTTAAGGGGGTCTAAACATTTTTGTGAACCGACTAGAGTAATTCTTCTTTTATCGACATTTCTCTCTTCTTTAACTAAATGTATTTTTATAAAACCATTTATAGATAAGTTTTTTATATTTCGACTTATGCTATTAGGATGTTTTTTAAACAGCTTACTAAAGTAATCGTTACTTGCCCAACAGTAACCCTTTTGATTACATAAGGCAGTTATTTCAGCGTATAGTAGTTTTTCTGTAGAATTAACTTTATCGCTATATCTTATATTAGCTGGTATTATTGCGTAGTAGTTTGGTTGATTTGACATAATAGTTTTTAGTAAATAAAGGGGAGAGCAAAACAATTACTCCCCCCTAATGTTAATTTAAAATGGTAAGTCATCTTCTGACCCTACCTCTACAGCTTTTTTCTTTGTAGGCTTCCAAGTGTCTACATAAGAATAATGCGTTACACCTGTTTCAGATGCTTCTTTTCTTCTGGCAACAATTAAATTAACCCAGCCATCATTGTTTAGAGTTTTTAGTTGTTCTACTAAATCATCTACCTTGATGCTAAGTTTTAATTGTGTACCACCATTATCAAAAGATTTCTCCTTGATAATCATTCCATTTACATACTGTTTTTCTGACATTTTTAAATAATTTTAATTAATAATTAGTTTAGTTATTTTTAATTACATTTCAACAAAAGTGCTTTTATATTTATCTATTGTATCTTGCATAATTAATAATTCTTTTTCCATTGCTTTTACTGTTCTAACTCTATGTGTAGTATAATGTTCAAGGTTACAATATTCATATAACTTTTTATAACCTGCTTGGTATAATAAATTTTCTGTGTGTTTTCTTTTATAATGTAGTATTGTTGCGTGGTCTCTATTAATAATTTCACCTGCTCTAGTTAGACTACAACCTATTTCATTTAACATTATGCCTAAAACACTTCTTGCTAAAACATATTCTTGCACTCTTGTTTTTGACCTAATTGCTTCTAATGTCAAGCCACTGCACATTATTACTGCACCACACACGACTTGTTCTTCTATTGTTAATTTTAAATCTTTGTATTCAGCTATTTGTAACATATCGTTCATCACTTAATTTTTTTGCTTTACTTAATAATTGTATTAGTTGTTCAGTACTTAAATTAGCCTTTAAATATTTTAAAGCAGCTATAAATCTTATCTTATTGTTTTTGTGTTTTAAAAACATTGGTTCTTCATTATTTAAGGTGTGATTAATATCTAATCCTACCTTATCAAAACACACTTGTAAATACTTAGTTCTTACGTTAGACCTGTGTATTTTCTCACCTAAAAAACCTAACGCATCCCAGCACAATTTATCTATGTTATAATAAAACACAGGGTTATCACACCATAATTCTAATGGCACAGACTTAAAAAAGTCAATAAAATAATCTATAGGTATATGATTGTTAATACCTATTGGTATTATTTCTGGAATGCTGTTTTTACTTATTCTAACAACTTCTCTTATTCTTTGCCAATTATTAAAATATCCCCCTTCTCTGCATCTGCTTAAATTGGTCTCTAGGGTCTTTAGGGCAATCGTTCTCCCAGAGATGTCTAATGATTTCTTCTGCGTCATAATAAGTAAGTTCGTTAAAATTTATATGTTCATAAAATATATTAGCACTAGATGTTACTAGAAGACTCTCTATCTTACCTATTTGCCATAAGGAACATGGTTCATCTTCTAGTATATCATCTATCCAATCGTGCTGTGTCATTTAGTTTTTAGATTTAGAAAAATCATCAGCTTCATCCTCTCCAAATATTCCTAGTTCATAAAAACCTGCTAACATAAGTACAATCCTTGACTTTGCTCTTTTCTCTGCCATTGCTACTGGATAAGCATTGCTATTATTCTTTGGAGTACACTCTCCAAATGTTTGAATAATTTTCTCTCCTCTTTTACCTAAAGCCTTTATAAGACAATGTGAATGGTCATCTGAAAGATTTACAATGTCATATTGTATTTCTATATCATTGGCAGCCATAATTTTATCTATACCTGCTCTTGTAATAATAGTATAGTGCTTGTGTTTAAACACATCTTCTTTTACTAAATTGTTTTCTATAAACAATCTCTTTAAAGTTTCGTTCTTAGTTTCTTTTGTCATTTTTCTTTGGGTTAAAATTAGTATTTGATTTAATTAATGTTAGGCATATTTTCTCTACACCCATATACTCTGCAACCTTATAAAGGTGTGAGTAATACTTAGCAACCTCATCTTCATGTTGTTGCTGTAAATCTACAATGTTTTTAATTTTTGACATAATTTTTTTTTAAATAATTAGCGTTCATCTCTATCTCCATCAGATTTCATCTCATCATAATGGTCTCTCATATTTTGTTCGTATTCGTACTCTTCAATCATAGTGTAACAATCTTCATCATCACCACATTCTGTGCATACCATGTATGTGTCAGCGTGTTCTTTACACTCGCCACATATATCTGTTTCTGCCCAAAACTTAGAATCACAACAATTACTTGTTTCACTAACTTCTTCTTCAACACCACAACAAGATGTTACTAAACCTGTTTGATAGCCATCATCTATAGGGTTGCTTAATTTATAGTTATCGTAATTCATAATTAAAAGTTTACAGTTATAATTTTAGTTTCAAAATCTACTTCTACATCCTTAGGTTGTACGCAATCTCCAAAGTTTAAATTAGATTTTTCTACCTCTATTGCCCACTTAGAACCATCATGCTCATCCATACTGCTATCTATTAATATTGGTATAGGCATTGAATTTTCATCATCCCAGTAATTAACATCTATTTGACCACAAACCTTATTTACATATAAATACATGGATTTTACACCCCACTGTCTCATTTCTGTAACGAAAGACCAGTCTACTATAAAACTAGACTCTACATCGTGGTTTCTTTTGCTGACGTTATAAACTGTTACGCTGTTGCCTGATAATTTTGTTTCGAAATTCATAGTTTTTATTGTTGATTGAATTACAATGTAACTAAAGAAAAATGACAAAACCAAATTTTATTCCACAAATTTCCATACTGTCTCATATATATTCACTTATATTGTATCAAAGTTTTAAAATGGCTAAAACCTATAGTGATTATCCACAGTCTGCAACCAATAATGCTAAGAGAGCATTAAAATGGGTAGAAGAAAATGGATGGGGTTCTTGTGGAACTGACGTAGGAAAAAAAAGAGCCTCACAAATCGCAAGTCGTACCCCTTTAAGTAGAGACACGATTTCTCGTGTTGCTAGTTTTAAAAGACATCAACAACACAAAGATGTTCCTTATAGTGAAGGCTGTGGAGGATTAATGTGGGACTGCTGGGGAGGTACTAGTATGATTAATTGGGCAATAAACAAGTTGGAGGAGATAGACAAGAAAAGCAAAAAGAAAGAATACAAGAGTGAAGAGTACGACCATAAATATGATTTTACACAATCAGATATGGAAACTTTACACACTCAAGGAGAGTTGTATGTAACACAGAAAGATGAAGATGGTACAGAGATGACTATTCTTTTTACATATAACGATGGCGAAATTCATGAACACAGTAATATTAAAAACTTAGCAAAAATGAATTGGTACGATATAAAAAATGTAGCTTCTGACAATGTAACAGAAGTAATGATATATGATGAGATTGGCAAATATGGGGTTGATGCCAAGTCTTTTATAGACGAAATGAAAAACATCCCAAATGGTACATCTGTTCTTTTAAGAATAAACTCACCTGGTGGTTCAGTAGTAGATGGTTTAGCGATTTATGACGCTATTAGCAGGATGCCACAAAAGGTAACTACTCGTATAGAAGGTATCGCTGCATCAATGGGAAGTGTTATTGCACTTGCTGGTGATGAAGTTATAATGAGTGAAAACTCACTTTATATGATACATAATGTATGGGGAGGAGAAGTTGGAGACGCAGGTGATTTAAGGAAAGCAGCCGACCTCATGGATAAAATGGGTGATAGGTTAGTTAGTATATATATGTCTAAGAGTGGAAATAGCGAAGAGCAAATCCGTTCTTGGATGAATGAAGAAACTTGGTTTGATAGTTCTGAAGCAGTAAAGTATGGTTTTGTAGATATAATCGAAGAGCCTATAAAACTAGCTGCAAAGTTTGATATAAACAAGTATGATTACAAGAATAAAGCTCTTGTAAATAATTTATTTAATAACATTAAAAAAGAAAGTAAAATGGAAAAAGAGTTTGACAACTTAAAATCTTTTATCGCTGACCTTTTTAACAAAGAAGGCGATATGAAGGAAGTAAAAATTCTTGATAATGATGTTGTTGTTGATAAAATGAACACTTTAGAAGAGTCTATAGAAGAGTCTAACAAAGCTATCGTTGAGTTAAATGGCAAAATCGTTGAAAAGGATGGTTACATTGCAACTTTAGAAGATGAGATTTCTTCTTACAAAGTAGCAAAAATGGAGGGAACTCCAAGTGATGTAGTACCTAGTAAAGACCCTAACCCAACTCCAGATGCTAAATCTGAAGATGCGTGGGATGTACTAGCTAAAAGCATCAGCGATGACAAAAAAGTTTATTTTAAAAATTAAAAAATTAGAAAAAAATGGCAAACGTAATTAATACAAGTTTAAGCTGGAGTCAAGAGGATGCTAGAAAGTATTTCCTATCTCCACTCTTTTACGAAAACGACCATCTTAAAGGGATGGAGGTTATTTCTGATATTTCTGGTGCTTCTATTAAGTTAGACAGGTATTCAGCATTAAAAGATTTAACTAAATCAATGAACGCAGCGTGTTTCTCTGCTGACGCAGACCAATCTACTAACAGCATTATAGAGTTATCTCTATCTCGCTTAGAAGTTGAACACGCACAACAGTCTACTTCTTTATTATCTCACATTAAATCTCAATTATTGAGACGAGGTATTAGTCGTTACGACTTATCAGGAACTATCTTTATGGAAATCGTTTCTGAATTAGTATTACAAGGTATCATGAGAGATATGTCTACAATCCTATGGTTTGGAGATACTGCAAATGGTGCTGGTACTCAAGCACTTGCAAATGGTGTATGGAAAGCTCTTGATGGTGCTGTAGGTGGTGCTTTACCAGTTTCACAAACACTAACTCAAGGTGCTACTGCTACAATTACTCACTTAGAAGCTATGTTGGCTGCTCGTTCAACTGAACTAGCTACTGCTGAAGGACAAGTTATTTACTGTTCTCGTGCTTTTGCTGATTCTTATGCTGCTGAATTAAGAGCTTCTAATGGTTCTCACACTGCTGCTTACGCTGACTTACAAAATGGTGTTGGAAGTCTACGTTTCAATGGTGTTCCTTTAGTTGTTATCAACTCGTGGGATGTTGATATTGCTAACCACTCTGTAGCTTTAGCTGCTATGGCAAATGGTCTTGCTCCAAATGGAGCTGCTGAAACTAAGTGTGCTATCTGGACAATGGAAAACAATATTACTGTAGGTACTGACTTTGCTGCACAAGATGTAGATATGTGGTACAACAGAGATTGTAAAGAAAACAGATTCCGTATGCTTTACTCTTTCGGTGTAGCTGTTAAAGAGCCAGGAATGGTTGTTACTTCTACTGAAGACTAATAATAAAAATGTACGAAGGGGGGAGTAAAATCCCTCCTGACTACTTTGTTTAACAATATAATAAATATAAAAAAATGGCAATAACTCAAGGACACGCAATCGTATGTTGCGATAGAAACCGAAGAGGTGGATTAAAGAGAATTTTCCTTATGGAGCAAGGTGGATTAGGTGCTGTAGCTTATGCTGCTGCTGGTTCAGGACCTGGTGCTGATGCTGCTGGAGGCGAATTTAACTCTTTTGTATCTGCTGGTAATTGGTACGAATTTGAATTTGACAGAGAGACTGCTGGTTTCACTGCAAATGCTACAAGAGAGAATGGTTCTACTCTTGTAACAGTAGAATTAGACTTCTACATTCCAAAAGTAACTGAAGAAATTAATGGTAGATTAAGAGAGCTTACTGAGTCTTGTGGTCTATACGCACTAGTTGAAACATTCGCTGATGATTGTGATGCTGTTGCACCAGAAACATACTTCTTTATCTTAGGATATGACAAGGTTTTCGAAAAGAAAGCATTCTTAGAGTTCTCTTCAGGAGAGCAAACTACTGGTGTTGCATTACAGGATGCAAATGGTACTCAAGTAAAATTAGCTGGTGTTCATGCTGAATACCCAAGAGAAGCGTTAGTAGTAATATCTGCTGCAAACGTAAACCCAGCAAACGCAGGTCAGATTGATTTATATCAAACTGTTACTGGCGTTACTAATGCTTGGAGCTCAAACTAGTTTACAATAACTTTTTATAAGATTAGGGGGTGAAATCCCCCTAATTCTTATATATTTACATAAAAATATTATATCATGATGAAATTTAAGTTCGATAAAGATTATTTTGTTTCTAATGATAATGACCCTGTTGTAGTTGCAGGACACACTTTTGAAGTGTCTTTTAATTCTAAATTAAGCAACAAGGTGTTATCACATTTATATAATCAAGGCAAACCTTATGTTACTTTGGAAAATGAAGAACAAGCTGTCATAGAAGATGAAATCATACAACCAGAAAAAGTTATTATAAATGAGCCGAAAAAGAAAGAAAAGTATAGAAAGTATAAGTCAAACAAAAAAGAGTCCTAAGATATTAGGATATTCTTTTTCTAAAGACTTATCTAAAGAACCACCAAAAGAGCCACATCCGTATAAACAATTACAGGATGATTGGATTCCTTTTGGCATTAACAATTTATTTCCACAAGAATTGTCAGAACTATCTCGTTCTGCTTCTACGCATAGAGCTATACTTAGCACAAAAACCACATTTTCTGTAGGAGAAGGTCTAAGAACTAGCAATAAGAATTTACAAAGCATATTAGAAGATGTGAACATCTATGGTGAGTCTATGGATGATGTTGCTAAAAAAGTTTTTGCTGATTACTGGAAGCTAGGTAATGGCTATATGGAGGTTGTTATTGGAAGAGGTTATTTAAACTTTTTTCATCAAGATGGCACAACTGCCAGAGTTCACAAAGATGGTAAGCATATATTGTTACACCCTGATTGGGAACACGCAAGACAATATCCAGATGATTTACGAAAAATACCAAAATACCCAGAATACAAAGAAGAAAATGGTGGTGCTACATTTAGAACTATAATACATTTTTCTGATTACGAAAGCACATATTATTATTATGGTATGCCAGATTACTGTGCAGCTTTAGACCATATAAAAATAGCAAATCAAATAGGTGTTTACAACCTTACTAGATTTAAAAATGGCTTTATGCCTAGTGCTATTGTAGAGTTAAATGCTGACATGGGAGAAGATGAAGCACAAGACTTTATTGATGATGCTGTAGCAAAACTAACTGGAGCTGGTGATAACTCTAAGATATTATTTATAGCTAAAAATGGTGATGGTGATGCAACTAATGTAAATATAATAAATGACACTAGTGATGGTTCATTTATGGAGTTGCAGAAAATAACTAATGATAATATAATTTCGGCACACAGGTGGAATCCTGCATTGTCAGGAATACAAGTTGCAGGACAGCTTGGCAACAACCAACAGATACTTACTGCTTATGATATAGCAATGAGTACAGTTATAAAAGAACCTCAACAGATGTTCTTAAAGATATTAAAAAAGATTTTAAAAACCGAAAGAGGAATTAATGCCTCTGACCTAACATTTTACACTAAACCACCAGTATCATTACTTGGAGCAATATCACCTTCTGAATTTATATCTATAAAAGAAGGTAGAGAGATATTTCATTTGCCACAGCTTAGTAAAAAGCAAATGGAAGAGTTGCTTGAAGAAAAGGCAAAGTCAAAGCAAAATGAATTAAAAGAGAATAATAACGATATAAACGAAGAAGATGCCACTAATAACTAAATCAGAAGTAATATCTAAGTGTATAACAAATGCAAACTTTGATACACATTTGATTAAGGACACATTTATAGAGATAGCAGAGTTAAATCACGTTAAGCCTTTTTTAGGTGAAGATTTATATGATGCTTGTGTCGCTGGTGGATATGTTACATTAGTAAACGATTATATTAAAAATTATTTGGCATTTTGCGTAAAATTTGAGATATTGCCAGACATAACTTATAACACAACATCACAAGGTGTTGTAGATAATTTAGCAGACTTTACAAGTCCTGTAGACCCATCTAAGTTAAATTACTTGAGACAAGAAACTTTTAAAAAGGCTGAAACGTACAAGAAAAAAATGGAGAAATATTTAGATGATAACATTACTTTATATCCTGAATGGAAAGGATGTGATGGCTGCGATAACAAAACAAAAGGTGGAAATGTAAGTAAAAGACATGGGATTATAACATACTAGATAAATGAAGCACCATAATAATTTAACTGATTCCCAAATACATAATCCAAAAGGATTTGCTCCTGCAAGAAAACGAACTGTGTCCACTAAGAATGGGCAAAGTATAGTTGAGTGGGTAAAAGCAAACTATACAAGCACACTAACCATAACTCCTATTGCAGATGTTGCTGGTAATTTACACCATCAATATTTATGTATATATAATAGTTATGATGAAACTAAGTATGCTGTATATTTTCAAATCATAAACACAAATGTTATTTCTACTCCTGCTGGTTATGGAGGCGTTATAGCTGTAGATGTTACCAACACAGGTATAAACTCTACAGCTTTAGAGGTAGGAACTGCTTTGCATGGTGCTTTAGATGCACACGCAGACTTTGTGTCATCAAAAGACAGTAGTGGGGTAGTAACTGTAACAGGATTGACTACAGCCTCCCCTGCCCTAGAAAATGGAACAGGATTTGGTGTTAGTATCGCAGATGTAGAAATCACAAATGAAGTGCTACATACCGATGCAAATGGTAACATAAGATTCACTCCATTTTCTACGATATTAACTAACACAGGTGTAAACGATAAAAACTATGTGCATAATCAAAATGTTGCTAGTGCAACTTGGGTTGTTACACATAATTTAGGTAAAAATACTAGTGTAACTGTTGTTGATTCGGCAGGTACAGTAGTACGAGGTCAAGTTGATTACGATTCGCTGAATCAGGTAACACTAACCTTTAGTGGAGCTTTCTCTGGGAAAGCGTATTTTAATTAATTAATAAATAAAAAAAAAGAAAATGCCAACAATTAAATTTTTAGCTGATTTAGATGTACATGGAATTGTAAATCTAAATGACCATGAGTTGCAGAATTTTAAGATTCAGCACTTAGCTACAGACCCTTCAGGAGTTGAAGGACAAATATATTATAACACTGCTTCTAACGTCATAAAGTATTACGATGGTTCTGCCTGGATTTCATTATCCTCTGCTACAGGTGATATTACTGAAGTTATCGGTGGTAACAACATTGATGTTTCAGGTGGTACTAGTGGTGCTGCTACTGTAAACCTTGATAGTGCTACAATTAGTGCAATTAGTGCTAACACAGCAAAGACTGGTATTACCACAGCACAAGCTAACGCTATCACAGCTAACACAGCTAAGACAGGTATTACGACTTCACAGGCAAATGCTATTACAGCAAACACTGCTAAAGTAACCAACGTAAGCACCAATCTATCTGTTACACAAAGTGGCACATCATTAGTAGTAAATTCTAGTGATGGTACAAACGCAAGTTTACCTGCTGCTGATACAGATAACTGGGGTGTTATGACTGATGAAATGTTTGATGCAATTCAAGCAAACACAGCCAAAACAGGTATTACTTCTACACAAGCAGATAAGTTGTCTAATATTTCTGTTAGTCAAGCTGTAAACTTAGACACAATGGAGTCTAACATAGCTACAAACAACGCTAAAATATCTTATACAGATGCTTCGGCTGTAGCTGCGAACACAGCAAAGAACTCTTATCCAAGTGGTGATTCTACTAAAGTAGGGTTTATATCTGTAACACAAGCTGTTGATTTAGACACTATGGAGTCTAATATTGCAACTAACAACGCTAAGACTGGTATTACTGGTGCTCAAGCTAGTGCAATTACAGCTAACACAGCTAAAGTAACAAATGTAGATACCGATTTAGGTGTTGTTACAAATTCAACTAGTCTTACAGTAACATCATCTGATGGTAATAATGCTTCTCTTCCTGCTGCAAACACAACTAATTGGGGTGTAATGACAGATGAGATGTATGACACATTACAAGCTGCTGCACCTAAAGCTAGTCCTGCATTAACAGGTACTCCAACAGCACCTACTGCTGCTGCAAACACTAACACAACACAAATTGCAACTACTGCTTATGTACAAACAGAGATTGGTGATTTAATTGGTGGAGCTCCAGGAGCATTAGATACTTTAAACGAGATTGCTGCATCTATTAATGATGATGCTGATATTGCTGGTACACTTACAGCATCTATTGCTGCTAAAGCACCATCTGCTGGTAGTAGTTCTATTGTAACTGTAGGTACTATAACAACAGGTGTATGGAATGGTACTGCTATTGACCAGGCTTATTTAAGTGGTCAAAGTGGAACAAACACAGGTGATGAGGTTGCTGCAAGTACAACTACTGCTGGTGTTGTAGAGAGAGCAACAAATTCAGAAGCTGCTGCTGGTACTGATACAACTAGATATGTAACTCCTGCACATTTAGCTGCAAGAACTTATACTACAACTATTGGTAATGGTTCTTTAACTAGTATTGCAGTAACTCATAACTTAGGAACAAGAAATGTTATTGTACAAATGTATGATTCTTCTTCTTATGAAACAGTTTATGCAGAAGTTGTAAGAAATTCAAATAACCAAGTTACTGTTGGATTTAACGATGCTCCAGCAACTGATGATATTACAATTTTAGTATCTAAAGTAGGATAATAATAAATTAATAAACTATTATGGCAAGACCTTATGAAAAAAGTAACGCTAAAGTATTTGCAATACCAGGAGGTTCAGCAGGTACTCACGATGGCGATGTTACATTTTTAGGAACAACAACAACTACAACTGCTGGTCGTATTTATACACCTTTAATTGTTAGTGGTAGTAGTCCTATCTGGGTTTCTGCCGACCAAGATGTAGCTGGTAGACACGATGGTCTACTAGCTGTGGCACTAGGAACAAGCTCCACTCAAGACGGAATGCTCTTGAGGGGAGTTGTTACTATTGGTCAAACACTTAGTGGTATAGGAGACCCTGTATATCTAAGTGATAGTGGTTTATTTACTATGGAAGCACCAACAGGATTAGGCGATAATGCCAGAGTAATTGGTTTTCTTTTAGCAGAAAGTCAAGTATATTTTAATCCTGATAACTCTGTAGATGCAAGAAAGGTAAAGCAGATTTCTACTAGCGACCACTCATTTTATTTGAATAGTTCTAGTACAACATCAGACTTTTTTATTCCTTTTAACAACCTAAATGAATCTAGCAATCCAACAATTTACTATACAAGGACATTAGCTCCTTATGGTGGTAGACTGCTAAAAGCTATTGTTAGGTCATCTGCAAACATTGGTTCAAGTTGTAAATTACAATTTCATAAAATAACTAATACAGGAGTAGGCTTTGGTACTACACCAACTGAAGAGGTTACAGGAATTAATTTAAGTGTTGCACAAACTAGCAGAACTGTTGGGTTTAGCAGTGCAACTTTTAGCGAAGGAAACGTATTAGGCGTTTCTATTATAAAATCATCTTCAGGAGTAGCAAATGTAAATGTTACTCTTGTTTGGGAATACACAATATAATTATGGCATTAGCAACAAGAAAATCATCAGACATATTTAACAAGAATGAAGGAGAAGAGAGAGATTCTAAATCAATAGACACGTCTACTGAAACTGAAATTAGAACTAAATTTGACAATGGAGACCACATACTTGATGAGGGTATGTTTGAGAACTTAGCTCCTGCCTTATATGCTATACAGCAGCTTTCTGAAGATATAGAAGAGTTAAGAAGATATATTCAGGCAGAAATTACAAGTATTACCACAGCACAAGCAAGTGCGATAACAGCTAATACTGCTAAGACTGGTTTAACTTCTTCACAAACAACTATATTAAGTAACTTGGCTAATTTGCCAACAAGAAGAGGAGCTTCAGGAACTTTATATAATGATAGAGGTATAGTAAGGGTATCATAAAACAATAAATAATTTTTAAAAAATAAATAAATGGCAACAACAGTAACAAACGCAAATTTAACTGTAACATTGACTGATAATGTAACATTGAATGGTCAATCTTATGGTAACACAAACACCTTAACAATAGCTGATATTGATGAGGTATATAGCAGAGTAGTAGAAGTTCCGATTTCTGCCTTTACTCCTATAGTAGAATTAGGTTCTACAGGACAAGGGTCTTTAGTAGCTGCAAACGTAAAATATATTAGAGTTACAAACCTAGATGACACTAACTATGTAAACCTAAAAGTATTTGGAACAGATGGTATGGTAATTAAATTAGAAGCAGGTAAGTCTTTCATCATGGGTGGTGCAAGTTTTGATGCTGACAATGCTGATATAGCACAAGGAGCAGTTTCTTATAACTCAACTTTTGTAATGTCTGCTGAAGCAAGTGTAGCAGCTTGTGATGTAGAAGTATTTGTAGCTTCTATCTAATGAAACTCAAGGTTCTAAGGTTTAGTAGTCAGGCAGACTGTACAAATGGTTTGCTTTTTGAAGATAGCGACATAGGCTTATTGTTTATGGCGTATACCTTAGAGGATGAACATAGAGTTTTAAAGGTCAAAGGAGAAACAAGAATACCTGCTGGTACATATAAAATACAATTTAGAAATGAAGGTGGATTTGATGCGAAGTATAAAAAAAGATTTCCTACAATTCATAAAGGTATGTTGGAAGTATGTAATGTACCAGGCTTTGAATACATACTTATCCATTGTGGTAACGATGATTCTCATACTGCTGGATGCCTTCTTTTGGGTGATTCACAAGAGAACAATAAAATCATCAAAGATGGCTTCATTGGAAAGTCCACTAATGCGTATAAAAGAGTATATCCAGATATTGCGAAAGAGCTAGAGAAAGGAAATGAAGTAACAATAGAATATATAGATTTTGATAAAGTAAAATAATGGCAACTAATAAGGACATTATAAAGGAAGTAGCATTAATGGAACAAAGAATAGACTCTATGGAGGATAAATTAGACAAGGTGGTAGCTAAATTAGATATGCTCACAGAAAAAGTATTAGACCCTGATTTGGGTGTAGTAGCTAGAGTAAATCGTAATACATCCACTAGAAAGCTAATGAGTAAATCCCTTTGGGTAATCTACGTTGCATTAGTTGGTCTAATAGTTAAGATGTTTCTAGGGTGATACAAAAGGACTTAACAATAAACATAGGTAACATTATATGGATAATTGGTATTATCTTTACTATGGGTATTGCGTATAGTCAAATAGGGCAACTAGGAGAAGACATAAGCGTATTAGAACAAAGGCTAGAAAAGAAGATAAAGATAATCAACGAGTGTGAAGATAGAATTGTGGAGCTAGAAAAAGATTTAGCTACATATAAAAATTGTAAACATCATAAATAATGGGTATACTATCAAAAATATTTTCTAGTGGCACTTCTGAACTTGTCAAAGAAGTTGGTGGGGTTATAGATAATCTTACGACAACACAAGAAGAAAAGTTACAAGCAGAGCAAAAAATAAAAGAGCTTTTTATGGCTCACGAAGCAGAAATGCAAAAACAAGTAACCCAAAGATGGGTTTCTGACATGAATAGCGACTCTTGGTTGAGTAAAAATGTACGACCAATGATACTTATATTTATCGTTTTATGCACAATGCTATTAATTTTCATAGATGCTGGAGTTTTAGCATTTAAGGTAGAAAACTCATGGATTGAACTAATAAAATTGACTTTATTAACAGTCATTGGTTCATATTTTGGAGGAAGGTCTTACGAAAAGGTTAAAAAATCTAAATAAGTTTGGCTTATGCCTAAAAAAAGAAAATTAAATTCAAAAAACCCGAAATATCTGAAACCATCAGAAAAAGACCAAAAAGAATATACTAAAGTTCTTATAAAAGAGGTCAAAGGGTGTAAAATCTACGGAATATGGGAAAAAGACTAAGATTAAACGATGATGAGGTTAATTTAATATACAAGCATAGAGCTGGTGAGTTAGATAACCTAAACTACAACCTTACGCACAACTCTGCATTAGACCAACACCTTGCTGAAAGAGGGATTGACAAAAATGATGTCATTTCTGTAAAACATTGGCAAAATATGTCTGGTGAATTACGTTTTAGTGTTGTTACAAAAACTGGCTCTGTAGACGAGAAGAGTGTTTTTAATAACGTACTACAACTTATAGAAGATAATGCCCCTAAGTACCCTAAAATCAAGTATAAAGGTGGAGACCACCTCTTGGTCATAAACCCTGCTGACATTCATATAGGTAAATACGCAAATAAAGAAGAAACAGGCGAAGAGTATAACATGGATGTAGCAATAGAAAGAGTGCTATTAGGTGTAAGTGGTCTCATAAATAAGGCAAAAGGCTTTAATGTAGACAGAGTTTTATTTTGTATTGGCAATGATGTTCTTCATGTCGATAATGTATATTCAACGACCACAAAAGGCACTTATCAGGACACAGATGGTAAATGGTGGGAACATTACCAGGTCGCATTACAGGTCTATGTACAATGTGTAGAGATGTTAAGAGAGATTGCTCCTGTAGATTGT